GGAGTATTCGTAGATGAGGTTGAGTATTGTTTCCTCAAGTTCGTCCATCACATCGGAAATCTCGCTCATCATGTCCTGGTTGAAACCGCTTGAGAAATAGAGCAGTTTGGGATCAACATCGTATTTGTAGCAGATTTCAACGACGCGCACCGCACCAACGGCGATAACATCGTCTATGCGCTGTTGCAGCACTCCTGCGTATTGCTCACGTTGCAGGATGAACTGCTTTGCCGCTTTGATGTCATCGTCGGTCGGAATGCGGTATTTCGTTGTGTCGAGTTTGATGTTAATCGGTTGTGCCATTATATCCAGTCTAATGTTGTTTGGTTGTAGTCGGATTTACGCCAACAAAACCATGCGTAACTGACTGCACTCCCGCCGTGTTTACGCATATAGTCGAAGTCAGCGTTTTTTGCGCATAAGACCCTCTCGATGCACTGTAAAACCTTGACGGGGGGGTAGTTACGAATATCTTGTCATACCTTCCCTTGCTCTCAAGGAACGTCGTTTTGAGGAAAAGGCAGACCAGCGAGCCTTCGGGAACGAGTTCGAGCGAGTGCAAGACCCAAGGAGTAACCACGGAATATGGCGGGTTTGTCACGATGGCGAAGTCGCCCTCAAACGGCGGTTCGGTCATCGCAAAGAAGTCCTGCACATCGCCGTAGCCTCGGTCGATGAGGTCGTAGGACTTCACCTCATGACCGAGTTCGGTCAATCGTTTGGATAGGCAGCCAGTGCCGCAGGCAGGTTCAAGTATCTGCTTCGGCAGGTCGATTTTCTTCTTCAAGAGGTCGATGGCAGACCAGTGGGTAGCGTAGAAATCGTGTTTCTCACGTTCTTTGTCGGTGTGGTTGCTTGCGCCGAGCATCTTGAAGATGCTGTTACCATTGCCAGTCCAGTCTTTGTTTTTTGTCATTGATTTCGTCATTTATGCGTTTCTTTGCGATTTCGTGATATTCTGGCTCCTTTTCTATTCCGATGAAGTGTCGGTTTTCCCTTATTGCTGCGACCAGAGTGGAGCCAGAGCCAGCGCAGAAGTCGAGTATTACCCCCCCCGCATCGGTGTAAGTCCTTATTAACCAACTCATTAGGTTGATTGGTTTTTCGGTTGGATGGAACGATTTGCCAGTCGGATGGAGTTTAGCGACGCTTATGATGCTTGTCGGGTATTTCTCGTCACTGATGATTGTCGGCGTTTCGATGAAATTTCCGTAGCATCGGTTCTGCGTCGGTTTCTCCATGTTGCCCTTTGAGTGGTTGCGCCTGTGCGGTTCGCACTTGACCATCTGCGGGTTGTATGTCGGTTGCTTGCGGTAGAACACAGCAATATCCTCATGTTGCCGCAAAGGTGCGCGTTTAGCGTTTAGAAAACCTGTTTTCAGTTTCTTGTCCCACACAAGCGAGTAGCGGTAGTGTTTCTCGTTTGAGAGGATGAGTTTAGCGGTGAACACTCCTTGACCAAACAACACGATTGCCCCGTTGTCCTTGATGATGCGCTCTAACTGCTTCCACATTGAAGCAAGCGGGATAACGCTATCCCACTTTGCGCTTGTGTTGCCTTTATTCAAGCATCCAAATGGCGGATCGCAGATGATTGCGTCAATGCTCTTGTCGGGTATTGACGGCATGATGTCGAGGCAATCGCCGAGGATTATTTGGTCAAGTTCAATTTGCATATTTCCAAACGTAGCCATAAGCGGAATGTGTTCTGCCAGCAAGATTATTCCCGATGCAGGTCGTAACACCTTTTCCGAGTGTGCGGATTGCATCTTTAATAGAGTTGTGTGTTGCCACATATTCACCATCAAAGGTAAATTGATTTATCTTTCGGGTTGCATCGGTTTTGAATGGTTCGGGTGCTGTTTCGCCCTTGTATCTCCAAATAAAACCATAGGCCGTCTTGAGGTTACCTTTGCAGCAATTTGTTATATCTGAGCATAGTTTTTTACCAAAAGAAATTGCCGCATCTGTTGCACTTGGAAATTCCTTGACAAACTCACCGTCTTTTGTGTATTGGCATACAGGTTTTGCCCCTTTCCCTTTGAGGTCTGGTCTTGGCCCCTTGCGTCCCTTTGGGATATACTCATTCTCCTTTTGTTCAACAATAAACCTAAGTCCATTAACCGTTACTACTCCGTCAATCTTTGGTATTCTGGATAACATGTGCCTATCAAAACCGTTTTCGCGCCCTGCTTCTGATACGCTCTTGTATCGCTTTACCTCGTTGTTGTTGTCGTCAAGAAGTATGACATATTTTTGGTGGGACTTCGGTTTGTCTTCTTCGTATTTGAAGATGCTGTTGTAGCTAAACACATAACCATGCGCTGTTTTACTTTTACCATTTAAGCAGTCACCAATATCATAGCCAATCGACTCTTCAAGTTGCTTGACCCCACATTGATGAGCACAAACAAGGCTACCATCCATATTGAATTGGAAAATAGTCTTATGCTTGCCTTCAAGGTTCTTTCGCAAAGTTGCCTTTCGTTTTGCGTTTGCACTTCCGTATGAGTTATTGTACGAGTAATCACAACGCTCCAGATTAGAAAGTACAGAGTTTGATCTATCCTCATCAATGTGGTTTACACAGGGTAAGCCGTATGGATTTGGAATAAACGCATCTGCAATCAGTTTATGAACGCAGATGGTTTTCACAACTCCATTTTTTGAAAGATTTATATCAGGATAACCAGTTTGCTTGGAAATTCTGTTCTTCAAAATCCTTTCTTCGTAGAGCCTTTTTCTTCCCTTTGAGTCTGTGCTAATGCGTGACAATCTTTTAACCCTGCCAAGCGAACTAATCTCGTACAAACCTTCATAGCCAACAACAGGCTTCCAAATTTCGTTTTCCATATAATAAAAGAATTATTGTTGGCTACAAAAGTATATACAAAAGTTCCGTATTTTATGATATGTGACTGGAAACAAATTGAAACAAGTGGAAACGATAGAATTATGATAACTAATGTGAGTTATTCCACCTATCCCAGTTGTTTTCAGAGCCATCCGTCCTATTGCCCCATCGGTCAGTGTGCAAGAGATTAGGGCGACCTGGCTTACGTCCAGTGGCTACAGAGCCAGCCTTTTTCTTCGATTGCTTGGCTTTCTTGTCACCATTATCTTCTTGATTCTCGTTTTGAGCCTTTATTACATCTACTTGTTGCTTAGTCTGGATTTCTGCAACCTCTTCTTGCATCTCAACAGCGTGTTCGTTTTGGATTTCGATACGTTGTTCCTCAACGAGCAACTGGTGCATATCTGCATCATGCTTTTCTTGCTGGATGCGCTCCCACTCTTGAGGTGTAGCGTAAGGAAGTTTTTCCGAAGCGGTCTGCTTTGACAAGAATCCACCAAGTACTGCTGTGTTGAGATTTTGAGTTAACTCGCTGAGGTTGAGGTGGATATATGGCTCAATGTAGTGTCTAATGTTGGTGTTCATAAACTCCAGCCTGCTCTCACTCTCGATGCCGTAACCCCAGTTGAAGATGTCGATAATCTTGTCCAAACAACCATCGTATTCGTGCGCATCGTTCATCGCTTTCTCAAACGCATCCGAATACATGATTTTCAGCGCAACGCCAGGAGTGTCGCCCGATTTCAGTTCTGGAGTCTTGACTGCAAAGGACTGCTTGTAGATGCTCTCTTCCAGTTTGTCAAGTTCACCCTTGTAGGCGTTGCTCGCATCCTGTCGGTTAAGGAAGCCAGCCTCGCCGTCCGACGGCAGGAACATGATTTTTGAGGCATAGGACATATCCTTGCTCTCGATGACCTCGCTGCCTTCACCCTTGACATACATAATCGGCAATCCGAAATCGTGATTGCTGTGCGCAAGGTTGGAGAATGCGTGTTCGTAGTTCTCGATGGCTTCCTGCGAGAATGTCCAGCATGGGCCGTTATCGTCACGCATGTAAGACACGGGAATACTGTCGAACTGGTGCGGTGTCTTCTCCTCAAGTTTGTAGCCATCTGCTGAGAATGCCTTAACAATGGCTTGAACAATTTTGCCAGTGATGGTTGAAGGGTCGCCGTCTGCAACGAATCGGTAGTAGTACTGATCGTCCCAAACGTCAATATACCGCTTAGACACATTGCCTTTCTCATCAATGGCTGTGTATGTCCTTGCAAACGTGTCGAGTTTGCCAGTGCGCAGGTTATAGTGCGGATAGAGTTTGTCGCCGTCAAGGAACGAAAGCACCTTCCATCCGAATTTGCCTTTGTCCATAAAACCGACAAAAGCACCGTCGCCAGTCGCCTTGACCGACTTGACAAGCTGATACCAGCCGATTTCCATGTTTTTGTTCGCCCATCCGTTGCGGTGTTCGGTGTAGGTCTTTGTCGCCTTGTCGGTGGCCTTCTTGTCGGAAAGCTCAAACTGCACGTCATTACCGCAAAGGTGCGTCAAGTGCTTGACGAGGATAATCTGCTGGAACGAGAAAGCGTAGCGCGGAATCTCCTGCACATACCACCTGCCGTCATCTTCGTTCTTTACCCAAATGTCGGGATAGAGTTCCTTGTCGTTGATGAGGTGACCGGCAGGGTCGAGTTCACGCAAGAAATCCTCCTGCGTGACGATTTTCCTGCGGATAGTGTCGTGCGGGATGATAATCTCCTTGTTGTCGCCGTCAATGTAGCCGTGGTCGTACTGACCACCAGGCATGATTCTCGTGAAGGGTCTCTTTGTCAAGAGCTCCCTGAGTTTCGGTTGAGTGATGTTTTCTGCCATAGTATTTGTTTATCTTCTAATGAGTCTTCGGTGTACGAATTTGTTGTGTGATGACCTCGCCCATTCGGGAACGACCGCCTGCGTCTTCTTGACATCGAAGATTTCGCGCATGAACAACGCCTCAAAGAAGTCGGGCGAGTGGCCGACAAGCGACTTGTGTTTCATCTGTTCCTTGTGGATAAGGCACCAGCCCTTGTCGCTTTTCGACATGTCCTGACGGACGCATTTGCGCTCGGTTTGCAGGATGTCGTACAATGTGCGCGTTTCCTTGCCTATCTGATACTTGCGGTTAAGCAAGGTGTGCTCGATGCTCCATTCGCACTGCTGTGTGCGCTCTGCGAACTTGTACGCGCACTGCGACTTGATGTTGTCGTATAGGTTCTTGTCCTTTTTTGCGACAGCTTCAAGGTTGTTGAACGGAACGGCGTTCGGAAAAGCGCCTTTAAGCACCTGCCCCATGCCGTTAAGGTCATAGGTGAAGTTTTGCTCAAGCACGCCCCATTCCTGCAACTTGGCTTTGAGGAGTGAAGCCGTGTTGAACGGGTCTCTTCGGCACACGAACACATCAGCCACATGCCATCCTATCCATAGCCACGTCACGCAGTTGTCGCCGCCAGTACCTGCAACGTCACACGATGCCCTACGCACGCCATCGTCAGTCTTTTGCGCGTTACGGAACACGCTGTCAAGGTGGCTGGCTTGTATCATGTCGCTGCTTGTCTTGATGATGTCCCAGTTGCCGTCGAACTCCCTTGCCCTGATTTCGGGTGGTTGGTTAAGCAGGTTTGCGACATACGACGGGTCGTTCTTCAAGAGCGCCTTGTTGTCTTTCAGCGAAGCCTTGATGAACGTGACCGACTTGACGAAAAACGATGTTTTCGTGTAGCCGTATTTCTCCCATTCGGGGTCCCATGCGTCATCAATGAGTTCCCTGCATTGCTCATACACTTCTTCGGGTGTGTTGCCCCAAACGATGTTATCAACCGAGTCGTCGGGCATGTAGCAGTACCTTACCACTCCGTCACGTTCGGGGATGGCGAACCCTTTCAGTTCGGGATGGGTCTGACCATCAGAGTATATGGTATCTTCTTTCCCTATCCACCAGTCAACGAACTTTCTCAGCCAACTCAGCGGGTCTGGATTGCAGGTGCCGAGGATGCGGGAATGCACGCCGAACGTGTTTCGGTTACAAGTCATCAGGAACTTGAACATCTCAAACGGAATCTGCGGCAACTCGTCGATGCCGATGTATGCGAACTGCTGACCACGGAACTTGATGTCGAAGTCCACCATCGGCATGTCGTAATACCAAAAACCAAGTTTCGCGCCAGAGCGGAAATTCCACGTCATATCGTCTTTCGACTTGTTGTATTTGCCGAGTTTATCAAACCACCTGTTGCTCTCGTTGATGATGTTCTCGAAGTCATCCTTGTTCTTACGGAAGATGATGCCATTGAAGTGCCTGTTGCTGATGTCGTACAGCGGCTCCATGAGCATAGTCACAGTGTTGTGGTTGATGTTGTAGCCTTCAGTGAGATACAAGTGGTCTTTGCCAGTGACCGTAATGCAGCGGAACTGGCGCTTGACGTTATCCTTTTTGATTTGCAGGATTTTCTTCGTCAATATACCCTTTGAGTAAGGGCTTGTCGCTTTGTTGGCATTCACTTTAGCGCTTTTGCTGTAATTGACCTTACAAGACGGATACAGTTCTGCGTCGTTCGGTGCTTTGAGTGACACGTTCCACCAGCCCCACTTTTCCTGGTCTTCGGTTTCCTCGTAAACCGTCGCATAGATTCCGAGCGAACGGGCGAGGTCTGCGATTTCCTCGATGAACTTCTTGTTCTTTAGGCAAATGTAAGGGCCAGGGTTTTTCTTTCCCCTTCTTGCGCGGACGCTTATCGAAATCACACCCCACAGGTATTCCCATCTCGACTGCACGGATGCGGTTTTGTACATGTCGGGGATATGCGCGTCCTGCCTTGTCCTGCGTGTCGTGATTTGGTTGCAGACATCCAGCGGTATGCCGCGTATCTGCCAAATGTGCCTTGATCTCGGCTTGAGTGTCACTTTATAGCCCAACAAAGACAAATGATATGATGTGTAGTGGTTGCCGCCGCGCAGAGTAATGCCGTCTTTCCCGAATGTCCATGTGCCGTCGCCGCTGATATGACCGAGCGCGAACGGATGGATGGGCAGTTTGTCTGGTGTCATATCCTCGTTCATCGCCACTTCTCCGCATAAAGGTATTTCGGCGTATTCAAACACATCTTGGCGCAACGATACTGGATATTTCGCATTGATGACATACCTGTCGAAAATTTCCCTTGCGGTCATTTCCCTGAAATCCTCGCCTTCGCCGAGCCTTGCCCAAAAGCGGTGGTCATCCATACACACGACCTTAGTGCCGTCATCGAGGCAGACCGTATATGCGGCTTGCCAGCCTTGGTCGTAGATACCGCTCACCTTCTGAACGCCGTCGTATGGAGTGCAGATTTCATCGCCGATTTCAAGTGCGCCCATTTTCTTATAGCCGTTTGGTGTTGCGACAAGCGTGTTTACGCTGTTCGCTTTGCCGCCGCCTCGGTTGCCTCCGAACACAACAATGTCAGCGGTGTTGCTCAATCCGAGTTCCTGTGCGCCGCTTTGGGCGATGAACGATGCCTTGTCTTCCTTCTCACGAAGACCGACAATGTACTCAAGAGGGTAGATGGGCTTGCCATCTCTGGTATGAAAATCCGATAAATCCTTTGTTGTCA